CTATTACATATATCAGTTTCAGTACTTTTTATCATTAGTGAATGTAGCATTTCAAACTGCTCTCGCATCGTTAATCGCTAATACCGGTGGGGCGGCTTCTCCTATCGCTCTCGCCGAACAACCTGTTATTACATGGGACGTGACTTCTAATACAGCAATTCTACAAGCACAAACTTCATACTACGATGAAAAACAAGTCGCACAAATTAAGATCTATTTTAATCCTCCTCTATTCGCCCTATTCAATAGTTTTCCGTCATATAACTATGGAACTGGTAGTGGTGTTAGTTTAGGAAGAAATTATCAAATGTTAATCGCCGATTTTACCGGTGTTAATACAATTCTTCTTCCTACTAATCCTGTTGCCCCAGCGGTTCAAACAATCTGGACGCAAATGTTTCAAGAGTTTAGCACAATTGATACATGGTCGCCGGTCGCTTCAATTGTTTTCGTTTCGAATACTATTCCTATTGTTAGTAATCAACTTTCAGCACCATTAGTATTTAACAACGGACAGAGTAGTTCTGGAATAGGTAATAACTCAAACTTCGCCCAAATTATTACAGATATGACTACCAATCAACAAGTATTTAAGCCAAATGTTTTATACAATCCTACCGCCGAATATAGAAGAATAGATATGACTGGAAATACACCATTAAGCAATATTGATATTAATGTATACTGGCGTGATAAATTAGGACAATTAATTCCATTTACTCTCGCTTCTGGGGCAACCGCTTCCGTTAAGTTTTTATTCGAAAGGAAGGATCGATTTTTTCATTCAAAAGGTTCAGGAGTTTAGACAAAATAATATCATTTAACAAAATTAATATCATTTAACAAAATATATTTTAAGTTTTAGAAAATAAAATATATTTTTATATTATATAACATGAGTGCTGACTTTCGAACTACGCTTATTAAGGACGGACGCTTGTCTTCAATTACCGATCAATTGACCTATGCTGTTGCTTCTGGTGCTTCTTCAAACACATATCAACAATTTTCCGCCGTTTCAACATCTAATTCTTCTATGACCTTCAATACACAAATCCCCAGCGAAAATATTGTTGTTTCTCGTGAAGTACTTATCCAGACCGATATTGCTTTTACTATCAATATTACCGGCGTTCCTGCTGGTGAAGTTGCTTTTAACTATGGTGAAACTGATGCTTTTCAAGCATTCCCTCTCAACTCACTTTTTACCACATGTTCCGCCCAGATTAACAATACTAATGTATCCTGTAATCTTCAAGACATTCTTCCTTCTATCCTTCGTCTTAACGACAACAGAGAACTTTACAGATATAACGGAATGACCCCCTGTCTTCCAGATCAAGCATACAAGAAGTTTAGCGATGGTATAAATGCTTCGAATAACCCTCTCGGTGATTTTGCCGATCAATCTTACGATGGTGATCTTATCCCTCGTGGTGCTTTCCCCTGTTCTTTCGTCGTGGTTCATACTACTTCTGCCGGTGCTGTTAATGCTCTCGTACAAAGTACTAATATTGCTGATACATGGGTTATTACCGGTTCAGTTAGAGTGACTGAACCTTTGCTCGGTCTTTCCCCTTTTATCTATGGTGATGCTGTGTATAACAAACAAGGTTTAGTAGGAATTAATGCTATGTCTTTCGTTTTCAATATCGATAGTTCATGTAAGAGATTTTTCTCGTCTTCTGCTATTGGGGCTGCCGGAACTTCTTATACTTACTCTGTTAGTTTAGGAACAGCCGCTCAACAAAACCCTTTTACAAATTGTCGTATGTTGATGAACTTCCTTTCAACTCAACCTACCGATTTAATATCTGCTCGTAATGTTGTACCCTACATGGATCTCCCTCGCTACATTTCTCTTCAATCTGCTACTGCTCCTCTTGCGAATGGTGCTTCTGCTTCTTTCAACTCTCAAAATATCCAGATCAATCAACTTCCGGATTATTTTATTATAAATGTGAGAAAACCCATGTCCCAGCAAACTATTAAGGATAGTTCTACATTCTTGAAGATTAATAGCATTAGCGTCAATCTAAATAATACTTCCGGTTTGTTGAGTTCGGCTACACCAGAGGATCTATGGAGAATATCTGTTAATAATCATTCTACTCAATCTTGGGCGGAGTTTAGCGGTTCTGTTAGTAATGCGAATAATACTTCCGGTGTTGGAGATGCGATCAATACTACTGGTTCTCTTCTCATTCTTTCCCCTGCTTACGATCTATCTTTACCTGATTATCTTTCATCTGGTTCTATCGGTCAGTACAATTTCCAGTTTAACATTAATGTAACAAACATCGATGGGGCTGCGGTGACCCCAGAAATCGTAATTATTTGCGTTAATAGCGGAATATTTACCACGATTGCCGGTAGTTCAAATATTTATACCGGTATTCTTACTAAACAAATGGTTCTCGATGCTAAAACTAATGAGGAAAGTGTTGATCCTGTTTCATCAGTACAATATTCTCGTATGATTGGTGGTTCTCTTTGCTCTCGTATTGCTACGGCTGCTAATCAACTTCCTATCGTTAAGGATATTGCTGGTAAGGTTTCACGCATGGTAGGACAGGGTGTTTCTTCTGGTGCTGGTGTTCCTTCTGGTGCTGGATCTCGTCTTGAACGCCTTTGCTATTAGATAGTTGGGATAGTTATTTAGAGATATTTAATTAATAAAATAATAATAATAAATATTTTATTAATAATTCGAATATATTAAAATATAGTATCCATATTTATTTATTTAAATATTATATTCAAAAATATTATATATATTAATTATATATATAATGGCTTCACGAAATTACGGAATGGCTTACGACACGCCTTATAACGCTCGACTTTTAGAGATTTTAGATAAATACGACAGAGATAGGGATACAAATGGAGAACCAGATATGTTCGAAGACAGAATGTTAATTGGAGAATTAGCAGGAGGAGCATTTTTAGGAGCAGATGGTAGAGTTCATTCGGTACATACTTTACCTTATCACCCACATTTAGGTCACGCCATGCTTGGATCGATGGTAAGAGAAATGGACGGCGGAAAGGTTAATTTTGGTAAGGCTTTTAGAAGTGTTGGTAAAGCATTAGCACCAGCAGGAAGAGAAATAGGAAAAGCAGGATTGAATGTTGCGAAAAATGTAGGTAAATATGGACTACAATTAGCAGAAAAAGAAGCATCACGCAGAGGAAGAGAATATTTGGATAGTTATATGTCTGGTGAAGGCGTATATTCAGGCGGATTAGTTAGACCACCAGGCATGGTTTCACCTTTCGTTCATGAACCGGCGAGATTTGTTTCACCAGGCACTATGGGAACTTATCCTATGTATAATGCTGTCGAAATGCGTGGAATAAATGGAGGAGCGTGTTGCGGAAGTTGTGATGGTGGAAAGTTTAACTTTGGTAAAGCATTAGGATCTGTTGCGAAAGGTGTTGGAAAAGTTGCTCTTCCTATTGCTACAAAAGTAGGTACAAAAGTAGCAGAAGACGCTTTAATGGCTGCTGTAATGGGTGCTGGTGTTCCTTCCGGTGGTGTTGGTGTGATGAAAAAACCCAGAGGAAGACCGAGAAAAATGGTTGAGGGATCTGTATCAACTATGGGGTCTGGTGTTGGATCTGGCGGAAAGTTTAATTTTGGTAAAGCATTAGGATCTGTTGCGAAAGGAGTTGGAAAAGTTGCTCTTCCTATTGCTACAAAAGTAGGTACAAAAGTGGCGGAAGATGCTCTAATGGCTGCTGTAATGGGTGCTGGTGTTAAACGAAGAGGAAGACCCAGAAAAACAGAAGGAGGAAAGTTTAACTTTGGAAAAGCATTAGGATCTGTGGCGAAAGGAGTTGGTAAAGTTGCTGTTCCTATTGCTACGAAAGTTGGAACTAAAATGGCGGAACAAGCATTAACAAATTATATGTCTGGTGAAGGCGTAATGAGTGCTGGTTCTAAAAAAAGAGGAAGACCCAGAAAATCCGGTGGAAAGTTTGATTTTTTTAAAACTATTACTGATATTGGTAAGAAAGCAGGAGAACCATTCGAGAAATCGGTTGGAGTTAATCCTTTCACTATGGGATATGATTTAGGACATGATGTTATTGCCCCAGCATTAATGGGAAAAGGAGTTGGTTCTGGTGGAGCGGTTGATGGAAGAAAAAAGAGAGCAGAGATCGTAAAAAAAATAATGAAAGAAAAAGGATTAAAGATGACTGACGCTTCGAAATATGTAAAACAACATGGTTTATATTAATTTTAGTAATTTTAGAAAAATATAGCAGAATATAATAATAATAATATATATTAATATTATATATAATGCCTTCAATACCGATTTATAATCAAGGAGCAACCGAAGAAGCAGGTTTAACGAGAGCAAAAAAGCGTGTTATTGGATATATGGAACAAGGAATATCAAAACTGACTGAACGACCTGATAAAGATATAACAAATGGAAAAGCAGATGATATAGCAAATCTATTAATTACTCAATTCGAAGATTTTACGGCATTAGTACAATCTATATCTATTTATTTTCAAGAGATCGAAGGAGATGATGATATAATGGTTGTTGTTGAAACAAGCGACGAAGCGAAAAAGATAATGAAAATGGTAATTTTTTTAGCGAGATTAGTTGGAAGAATGGAGAGAACCGCAAAATCATTATTACCTGTAATGAGATTTTTAGATTTAGGTGTATTAAGTGATTTAAAGACAGCACAAAAGAACGCAGAAGAAGTATTCCCCAGAGCATTCACATATTTAACAAATATTAATTTAGAAGAGTTAGATGAAGAAGAATGGGGATTAAGTCAAGTCGATATAGATGAGGAAGATGATGATGCGTCAAGTGTAGCGTCAAGCGTATCAAGCGTTCCATCGAGAGCATCATTCGATAGAGGACAAAGAAGAATAGACAGCATGTTTAATCGAATGATACAAGCACAGAGAGAATTAAGTGAAACATCTTCTCAATCATCAGCACCACCATCAGCACCTTCAAGTCGTTCAGTTGGAAGACGAAGACAAGAAACATTACAAGCATTTAGATCTGGAAAAGAGATTTACGAGGGGTTGGTAGTAAGTATTAACAACGCTTTCGGTAGGATATTGGATATGATTGAAAGAGGGTATGCTAATTTTAATCAATTTCGAAGACAAAGAGTTTTACCAGCGGAAGCCGTTGGCGAAGAAACCGCACAATCTTTAACCGGTGGTATGGTAAGAAGACCTATTTATCGAGTAGGAAATAATGTAATGAATGCTATGTACGAAATAGATGGATTACCCAGATATATTTAAAATATTTATATATTATAATAATGCCTATTCCATTAAATCAGGAATTATATAATAAAGTGAAAGAATATGCTAATAGTGTGTATGATAAACCGAGTGCTTACAAATCTGGTTATATTGTAAAAAAATATAAAGAATTAGGAGGAAAATATGGCGAAGATGATAAACCTAAAAATCTTAAAAGATGGTTTCAAGAAGATTGGAAAGATATTGGAAATAAAGATTATCCAGTTTATCGACCTACAATAAGAATATCGAAAGATACACCTTTA